GAACGCTCCCAAAGTTTTATATGGTGGCTCTTGCCCTCGCTCTGTATAAGCCTTTTGCATTTCAGCAAACTGATTTAATTCCTTATTCCATTGCCGCATCTGCGATTGGCTTTTAGCGTAAGCGGTTCTCGCCGCCTCTCCTTGCTGTCCTTCAGTCGTCCAAGGTCTGCGTGTGCCTTCCTCAAGTTTCTGCCTTTCTTCCTCGGTGTGGAACTTTGGATTATACGGATAGAACTGGTGTCGGCAGTTAGGATGAATAATAGAATAGCCGTGTTTAAATGCCGTTTCATAAAGTGCAGGATAGCCAGGTGTTTTGCCGCTTATCGAATAGATACGACCTTGGTACTTTGCACAAATGTCGCAAGTCGGGTAAATGGTCGAACACTCCACCAAGTCGTTTCCGTCGTCTAAGGCTTTGCCCACCATTGCTATATTATGCGTTTCCATTCTTGTTGTTCTTGCAAGCATGGCGGCGTACTTATCAACTGGCATATTTGCTCCGTTCTCATAAGTTACTGTCGTTCCTTTACCGCTTGAAAGCTCGGTCTTGATGTAATCTCTTAAATCTGTTACAGTCGTAACATCGCCATTCGCTTCATCGGCATCAATCTTAGCCTGTATCTTACCCTTGAACTGTTCTGCGGCATCTGTCAGCTTAGATACCATTTGAACATAAGTTGTTAGCTTGACATTAGCCGTCTCGTACCTCGCACCAGCTTTTCTCAGCGTTTCCGATGCTTCGTTTGAATAATTTGTCTTTGGAATATCGCCGTTAACAAACTTCTTAGCCTGCCTCTTAAAGTCCGCTGTCGCTTCATCTACCTTCTTGTTAAAAGTCTTTTGATACGAATATAAGCTCTCGCTTTCTTTATTGTTGGCGGCTTTGAACAACAACTTTTCATACCGCTCAAACACCTGTCTAAGTTTTTTCTCTTCGCCTTCTTCCGACATTACTCATTCCCGTCAACACTGTTATTTGCGTTCTGTGGCTCGTCATTTTCAAGCGGTTCATTATTCAAAGGCTGTCCGTCATCGCCACCTGTTGGCTGTTTGTTGCCGTCTGCATTGACTTCGCCGTTATCTTGTCCGAAAGGATTAAATGTGTTCCCGACTGAACCGACAGTGTTCACATCGCTTTGTTCGTTAAGCCACTGAGTCCACATCTCTTCAAACTCTTCCTCGGTATGATTGAAACGATTAATGAACTCTGTTTTACGATTTGACAAACCGCTCTGAACCTTTGCCGTCGCAACTCTTGTGTCTTTCTCTTCATCGTTGGGCAAACCGTCATACCATGTCACAGTTATATCGTCCTCGGCAATGTCAACACCTCTGTCGGTTGCTAAAAGATGAAACAGTTTTTTAACTGCATCTGTATTTCTCGTAGTCAACCGCTCTGCCTTCTTTAAGGCTGAGCTGTAACTTGCTTTCATTGTTTCAGTTGAAATATTAGAAAGCTGTGTATCATTTGTGAGTGCTGCACCCATTTCCGACAGTTCTTTTATTCTTTCCACATTGAATTGCAACTGAGTGAAATATTGCTGTAATTTATTCAAATCAGGCTCAAGAACACCGGGGATAGTTCCACCCTCGGGAATGCCTAAGAATGTGCCAATTTCAAAAATATGTTCATCGCCGACATCTCTCGATAACTCACTCGCACCATAGAATGTAGGCACGGTGAATTTATCAAATATCAACTGCACCTCCGTCATCGTTGCCTGCATCTGAGACACGATGCTGTCAAAGGCGGCATAATCAGACCTACCATGAGTGTTGTCGCTGTTCATAGCATTAAAAATCGGTATTATTGCAAAATCGTCAAGTCCCGTGCTTATTCTTTCCTCGCTCAGAATTGCGGTAATTTTAAACGCCGTACATCTGAACACTTCATCAGTATATCTGTCGTACAGCAACTGAAACATATCTATCTTTTCATTTCTGCCGTCAGCCTGTTTAAATCTGTTTTGTGTCGATAAGTCATGACTATAAACATTTGCTATGGAGTAAACTCTTGCTATGTATGAACCTTTCTCGTGTATTTGAACATTGAGCTTTGTGCCGTCATCAGATACCCACGCTACCACATATTGTTTGATTTCATAATCATCTTCAGCATCTGTTACACGGAAAATCATTGACGGCGACTGTAATGTAAATGTGTATTTGCCGTCACGCTTATAAACACGCCAGTACATTTCACCGTACTTAGATACATTTACCCAAGTGTCATAATGTTTAATATCAAACTTTGTATCACGCCGAATCTGTTCAACAATCGCCTGCTTATCTTCATCGCTTACTGTAATATCGGGAATTTCACCGCAAACAAAATCAGCCGTTTTTAAACTGCAAAGATTGAAATAGTTATACTCAACCGATAAATACTCTTTCGACCAGCCGAGCATAACCGCTAAACGGTTTAATTTTCTGAGCCGTTCCTTAAAATCTTTAAATTCTACGGCATAAGTGTTGCCGTCATACATCAGGTCATAATCTGCATAATTACCGATGCGCTTCGCCTCTTCAAGTGGCGGAAATATTTCTCCTACATTCAAGAAATTCAAATTTTTCATAATCTTACCTTACTTTAGAAATACCACCGCCAACGGTGTACTTACGCTCCATTATGATTTCTTCCAGCGAATAGCGGACCGCATCCTGAAAGTGGTTGTCTTTGTCTGGATAACCGCTCACAAAATTTCCGTCTTTGTCTTTCAAGTATTCGCTGTTTCTAAACTCTTTTGTCGTTTCAGGGCATCTGATAGGATCTATAACAATCTTCAATCTGCTTGATAGCCATTTCATACCAAAGTCAACTGAGCCAGGTCCTTTTATTGCACCTGCTATGTCGTAGCCGTGATTGCGGAAATAATCAATTGATACCTTCTCGGCACTATCTGCCGTTATATGCACATCACTATACTTCTTTAAAAGGTCTGCTCTATCCTCAACGCCCTTCTTTACAAGTTTTTCCTCGGCAAAAATATAGAGTGTCTGATGCGCTCTATCATAATAATCTCGCACAAACGCCGTCGGATCGGGGAAATAACCCCAGTCAAGTCCTTGCCTTACTCTGTCAAATGTCTTAATCTCTTCGTCTGTAATTTGCCTAATTTCAAGGTTTTCAAAGACTTGTCCGCCTGTGCCTGTTACAATACCGCCATATTCGTTCTCATACGCCTTAGGATTAATCTTTAATAAATCCTCGGCATCGTCAATAAAGTTCTGACCTAGCCATTCCTTCGGCACATCTTTATATGTCGTATGTAAAACAAAGGCACCTTTCTTAGCCTTTTCTGTGCCTTGTCTGTCTATTATGTCAGCGGCGTAAATATTCGCCCATGCCTGTGCTGTCTTTGGCGGATTGAATGTTTCAAAGACTATCGCCTTACTCTCGCCGTTATCGTCTGTACCACGAATAGCAGACTGTCTTATATTTCTTATCGCTTCAATGCCGTCATACTGGTCAAACTCTTCAAACCACAGACACCCGATATATCCGAACGGTACTTTAATTGATTTAATCTTTTCGGGTGCATCTGCGCCTCTAAAATAAATGTGCTGTCCTGTCGGCAGATAAGTTATCAACATCGGACTTACCGTGCATTTGAACCTTTCCGATACGCCAAGCCGTTCTATGCCCCATTTAATCTGTTCATAAACACTATCTTTGAGAGTGTCTTTTACATTCCTGATGCATAGAGCGTGCATATAAGGGTTGAGCATTATCAGCTCAGGTATCTTTATACCGGGATAAGAAGATTTCCAACCGCCACGACCGCCTTTGATTATTGCCTCGGTGACTTCACCTTTTGTAATCTTTCTGTTCAGGTCACAGTAAGCACCAACCATTAGCTCGGCTGGTATTTGAACAGGCGGATATTTCTCGTCGCTCACACCTTCATTGCACAGTTCTTGCAATTTTGTAAATGCTTGAACATCGCCTTTAATCGCTTTTGCCGTCAAGCCACCGACAACCGCATCAAGCATTGTTGAGTCTTTATTGACAGGAATACCTAAAGTGTTCATTTGCTGAGTTATAACTTGACTTGTCAGCTTGCCCTCAATAACAGCCTTTGCCGCTTCCTGAAAGGTCTTTTTTGCTCTTCTTACCTCTCCGCTCTTCTTTCCGCCATTTTTTGAAATCTCTCTTGCTTCGTCCTTGGTTCGATTAGTTACGGGTATTAAGTTTTTTTCGTTATTGCCGTACTTCCTCGGCACATTTAAAAACCTCTCTTAAAGACTTTTTTTGTATAGAAAAAGCACTCTGTGATTTTGTTCACAAAGTGCTTTGTTTTTATTGAATTAAATTTAATTTTCAACGATATCTACAAGTGCCTTTTGTAACACTGCAGAAAAATTAACATGTTGTTCTGTTGCCTTTTTGTCAAGCCAAGCTGGAATTGTACAGTTTTTTCGCACCGCCTTGTTATCATTTTTTTCACGATATGCCGCAAAATCAACCTCTACAAGTGTTGCTATTTCATCATCCTTAACATCAGGCTTTAAAGTTGTACCCTTAGGGATTTCTCTTTTTGCATCTTCTTCACAAATCCCCCAAACACCAATACAATCTTTAGCCATATAAATCGCATCTGCAATATCTTTACCTTCAGTGTACAAATCCAAATCAGGAACATAAACCGAATAATACTTCTCGCCATCTTTCGGCGGAGTAATGATTATTGAATAAATACTTTTCATGTTGCATACCTCGCTTATTTCAGGTTGTGCTTTTTGATAAGGGCTTTTGCAAGTCTTTCATTCACTTCAGCATGTCTGGGTATCGCTTCGCTCTTCTGTCCGTTTGTGTAAACGGTATGATTTCCGCCTTCTCTATCAAATACCCAACCATTACGCTCAAATAACTTTATTAAGTCCTTTCTTTTCATTTGCTCAACCTCTTTACACTATATATTATACGCATTAATACGCATTATGTCAAGCATTTTGATAAAGTTTTCCAAACAAATTCCCCCACGGTGGTTGCGTCGTGGGGGATTGTCATTGGAGGGATAATGGGTTAATAGCCGTTCCAGATTTTTTTGATGATACCATTTTACTACTTAAAAAGTGTCAAAAGGTGTAAACTTTTATATTTTTTCAAAAATTCCGAAACCAATTCCTTCGTCAACCTCATCATCAGACATTTTCCTGAAACTTCGCCGTTGAATTGCTTTTATTGCATCCTCAGTATAACCAAACTTGGCTGCAGCCTTTCTGATAGAGAATGGTTTAACACCGTTTATGTATCGCTCATAAATAACTTGATATTCAGTTGGGTTCAGCTTCTCCTTCATCCTCCTACCCAACTCATCCTCTATGTCGCACAGTTCATCAAACATCTTTTCATATTCACCCTGCAAAGCGTTTATGCGGTCGGCAAATTTGATATAGCGTTTTTCCACGCTGTTTCCGATAGAGGATTTTACTTTATTGCTACTGTAATCAATCGCACCAACACCGCTCGCTTCTTCAGTCAGTTCGTTAAGCTGGCGTTGTAAAGATATAAGTTTTACCTTATATTCCCTGACTTTCTTTAATAACCTTTTTACCTGCTCGGTCGTCATTCTCCTTTTCCTCCTTCATGTAACATTTCAAGTTCAGCTCTTCGCATACAGTTGTAGCTACAATAATATCTCTTGTTGTGTTTATAGTTGTTTTTGTAAACATAATCAATCCAGTTTACTCTACAAATCTCTTTTCCACAGGTCTTGCAGACATGCACGGTAAGTGCCTTGCACATCGTGACCTTTCCCCTCTTTTTGACACTCATTTTAGAAAGGTATATCTCCGTCAATATCCATGGGTATCAAACCCCTTTTCCCTGAGTCGTTGTCATTGTCTGATTGAGGCTTAGCCGATAAAAACTCAATGTCGGTCGCAACAATATCAACCGCAGTGTGTTTAACACCTTTGTTGTCCTCATAATTCCTGAGTTCGATTGAACCACCGACAGCAATCTTGCTTCCCTTCTTTGCATATTTGCCTATCGTCTCGCCAAGACCACGCCATGAAACACAGTTAAAGAAGTCCGTCACTCTCTCACCGTCACTGTTTGTGTAGTTCCTGCTAACTGCGATCGTAAACTTACAAACAGTTTTGCCGCTGGCGGTCTCGTTAAGCTCTGGATCTCTCGTCAAGTTTCCAATTAAAAATACTTTGTTCATTTTTTATTCCTCCTTAAAGTTCAATTAATTCCACATAAATTCCCCATAAATTGTCTAATCTTTTGTCTAATTAATTGTCTAATTTTTTACTCATCGGTTTCTTTATCTTCGCACCAGCGTTTTTCAAATTGAACCTTTTCAATGCATTCCTCGCCGTAGTTTTCACTTTGCTCGTTATGGCATTCACTTACCCATTGGTTACATATCTTGGTCCACTTACAATAAATACACTTACTCATTGTCTGTACCCCCCTTTGGTTCTTCCAATAATTCGGGGTTATCGTAAATGTTGCCTATTACTTCCATACGCCAAACACCACACATTTCCAAAGGACTTAAAGTTTTTATACCATTCTCCATATAGTACAAATCAAAGCAAGCGTATTTTTGATTATAATCTACAAAGTAGTATTCATTTTGAGCAAAAACACTATCACGAAGAATATCACCCTTAAAGATTTTAGTGCCATTCCTGTCAACTAACCCTGTGTACTGACCTACTGTTGATCGTGCAACAACAGACGAAATCATATCATTCTCCCTAATCAACGAATCCCCGTCCTCTTCAAAATACCAACCATATACCCACTTGCCACAATATTTGCCTCTAAAAAGTATTTCTCTATTTGTCATTCTTTTACCTCATCATTTTCTGCGTGGTATTCTAAAAATTCTAAATATTGGTCGCAATAATCTTGCGCTAAACATTCTGCGCACAGGTCAATGTTGCAATCTTCGCAAGTAAAACCACACTCCTTAACAAGCGCTAACCTATCTTTTTGA